TTATAAAAAAGGTGATCAATTAAAAAGACATAAAGATAGATTCAGTTGTGAAATATCTACTACTATGAATTTGGGTGGTGATGATTGGACTATTTATTTAGAGCCATCAGGAGAAGTTGGCAAAAAAGGTATAAAAGTAAATTTAAAACCAGGAGATATGCTAGTCTATTCTGGTTGTGAACTAGAACATTGGCGAGAAAAGTTTAAAGGCAAAGACTGTGTTCAAGTATTTCTTCATTATAACAATAGAAAAACTCCAGGATCTAAAGATAATATGTTTGATAAAAGACCTCATCTCGGTCTTCCTTCATGGTTTAAAAGGTAGTATATTATAATGGAGGCAGGGCACCACCACATACCCCTGCTTCCTTTATAATGTATATTACAAAAGTTGACACTGCTGCATAAATTGAATAGTATGTAATAATTTAAGGAATCTAAAATATGGCCAATTCAACATCAGCTAATCTAAAATTAACTGTTCAAGCAACTGGAGAAAATTCAGGTACTTGGGGTCAGATAACTAACACTAATTTACTTATATTAGAACAAGCAATTGGTGGTTATGATGCATTAAGTGTTGCTTCTTCTCCAACAGCTTTAACTTTTTCAAATGGTGCTTTATCAAATGGTAAAAACCAAGTATTAAAATTAACAGGAACTATAGTAGGTAATGTTGATGTAACTATTCCTGATTCAATTGAAAAAACTTACATTGTAGAAAATGCTACTAGCGGAGTTTTTACAGTTACTTTTAAAACAAGTTCAGGAACAGGTATTACTTGGTCTACAACGGATAAAGGTAAAAAAATTCTATATTCTGATGGAACCAATGTCTTAGAAGGAATTAGTTCTATGGGAGATTTAATTGCAGGAGATGTTACTACTAACACAATTTCTACTGACACAATTAATGTTAGCAATATTACAATAAGTGCATCTACTACTGCTAACACAATTTCTGCTAGCGGTAATATTTCAACAAGTGCAGGTGACATGTCTGATCAAATAGGAGAAATAAGATCTGTTCCTATTAATTCAAAAACAGCAGCTTACACGTTGATTGCAACAGATCATGGTAAATTTATAAGCACAGATTCTGCAATAACAGTTCCACCTGCTGTTTTTACAGCAGGACAAACAGTCACTATTTATAATAATTCAGCATCTAGTTTTGGAATAACTAGAGGAGCTGGTGTAACAATGTATTGGGTTCAAACAGCAGCTAATGAAGACAGAACTTTAGCAACACGAGGTGTAGCAACTATATTGTGTGTAGGAACTAATACATTTGTTATTACTGGTGGAACTTTATCATAGGAAAAAACTATGACTCATTATGCTTTATTGGTAGGTGCAGGCAATACTGTTTTTCCTGCAACTGCATTTGTTGCAGTAACTTCAGGGACTAGCACATTTACAGTTCCAGAAGGAGCAAATGCAATTCACATTCAATACGCTGTAGGTGGCGGAGGTGGAGCTGCCGGTGGTGTAAGTTATGATAAAGTTGGTGGAGAATCATCTGGAGCTGGTGGTGGATCGGGTGCTTATATATCTGATAAAATACTTACGGTAACCGAAGGTGAAACAATTACTTATGCAATAGGTGGTGGTGGAGCTCCTGGAAATCAAACATCAAACTTCGGCCAACCTAAAATAGGTAGTGCAGGAACTAATACGACTCTTTCTGGATCAAGTACAGGATCTTTATTTTCATTAGTCGGTGGAGGTGGAGGAAGTGGTATAAACGGAGGTGTTCAAGGTCCGCTAAGAACAAATATTGCAGGAACTGCAGGTGCAGCTACTATTTCAGGGACAGCTATTACTTCAGGTAATTTTACAGATACAAATTATAGTGTTCAAAATGTAACTAGTAATACTTCAGGTCCCGTTGGAACTTTTAATCAATCTGGCGATGGTGCTGTTGGAGGAAACAACGGTAACTGTGGTGGAGACAATTGTCAAATCGCTGGTTCTGATGGTGCTGATTCTTATGCAGGTAATATTGATGGTGGTAATGGAGTTGGAATAGGAGGTCCTGCTGCAACTGTTGGAACAAGAGGTTCTGGTGGTGGTGGAGGTGGAGCTCAAAATGTTGGTAGTACAGGGGAAACAGGATTTGCTGGTGGAGCAGGAGAACTTAAATATAGATTTATTAACGTAACTTAATTATGCTACAAAAACTTAACTTTAAACCCGGTTTTAACAAACAAATTACAGATTCAGGAGCTGAATCTCAATGGGTGGATGGAGATTTTGTTAGATTTAGATATGGACTTCCTGAAAAAATAGGGGGTTGGTCACAACTTACAAATTCTAACAATACCCTACCAGGAGCAGCAAGATCACAACATTCTTTTACAAGTATTGCAGGGGAGAAATATGTAGCGATAGGTACTTCTCAAGGTCTATTTATATATTATGAAGGAGAGTTTTTTGATATTACTCCAATAGATAATGATGTAATTACTGGAGCTGATTTTGATGCAACATCTGGATCTCCAACGGTTATAGTTAATAAAACATCACATGGTTTACTAGACGGAAGATATATAACTTTTTCTTCAGTAACTGTTCCAACAGGTTCAGGTTATGCAACAACAGATTTTCAGAATAATACATTTGAAGTTTTAAATAAAACAAATGATACATTTGAAATTACTATGCCTTCTAATTCAGCAGGTACAACATCAGGTACAGGTTCAGCTCAAATTGATCCTTATGTGATCGTAGGTCCAACGTTTGAAACTGCAGGTTTTGGTTGGGGTACATCTACGTTTGGAGGTGCTTCTGGACTTTCAAACACATTAAATGGTGCATTATTAGATGATGCTAATGGTACAGGAGGAACAGGTACAAGTATTACTTTAACTTCTACAGTAGGTTTTCCAACATCAGGAGTAATTAAAGTTGGAACAGAATTTATTTCATATACTAATATTTCATCAAATGATTTAACAGGAATTACAAGAGCAGTTGATGGGACTAGATCAGCCCATAGTTCAGGAGCATCAGTTGAATTTTATACTGCATGGGGAAATGCTTCATTAACATCAACTGTAACTTTGGATCCAGGTTTATGGTCACTAGATAATTTTGGTCAAATATTAATTGCAACTATTCATAATGGAGAAACATTTACTTGGAATTCAGGAGCTGCAAGTGCAAGGCAAACTAGAGCAGTGATTATGGCTAATGCTCCTACTAGAACAATATTAACACAAGTTTCAGATAGAGATAGACATTTATTTCATTTTGGAACTGAAACTACTATCGGTGATGCCTCAACACAAGATCCAATGTTTATAAGATTTTCTAACCAAGAAGATTATAACACTTATCAACCTACAGCAACAAACACTGCAGGGACTTTTAGATTAGATAAAGGTAATGAAATTGTTGGAGCAGTGTCTGGTAAAGATTATACATTAGTTTTAACAGATAGTTCCGCTTATGTTATTCAATACGTGGGCCCACCTTTCACTTTTTCAGTAAGACAAGTAGGTACAAACTGTGGATTAATAGGTCAACATGCTTTGAGTTATTCTAATGGTATTGTATTTTGGATGTCGGGTGAAGGCGGATTTTTTATGTTTGATGGTACTATAAAAACTATACCCTGCTTAGTAGAAGATTTTGTATTTACAACGAATGGAGATAATTTAGGAATTAACTTTAATTCTAACTTATTAATATATGCAGAACATAATACTTTATATAATGAAATTAATTGGTTTTATCCAAAGTTTAATTCCGAGCAAATAGACAGATGCGTGACTTATAACTATGCAGAAAACGTTTGGACTACTTCTTCTTTAGCTAGAAGTTCTTACATAGATCAAGGAGTTTATGATTTACCTTACGCAACTGATTATAATAAAACAGATTTACCTAATTTTCCAATACAAGGAATTACAAATAAATATGGTGCATCAACTTACTATGCTCAAGAAACAGGAACTGATCAAATAAATAGTAGTGGTACAACCTCAATTAATGCTTTTATTCAATCTGGAGATTTTGATATAACTTCGAGAATGACTGCGCAAGGTAAAACAGCAGGTTCAGTAGATTTTAGAGGAGATGGAGAATATATTATGTCTGTAAAAAGATTTATACCTGATTTTAAATTACTAACAGGTAATTCAAAAATTACTTTATTATTAAATAATTATCCAAGTGATACAGCAGTAAGCTCTTCTTTAGGTCCCTTTACAATTACATCAACTACTGATAAGGTTGACACCCGTGCTAGAGCAAGATTAGTATCACTTAAAATAGAAAATGATGCAGTAGGCGAGACTTGGCGTTATGGTACATTAAGACTTGATGCAAAACCAGATGGAAGAAGATAATGGCAACATATAGATTTTACTATTTAACAAATGAAAATAATTCTTTAGAAGAAAATTATGAATCTTCTGAAAATATAAAAAATATAGAAGCTTCTTTTATAAATTATAAAGGAAATATAGCTTCCGTAAAAAGAATAGATATATTAGAAGATCCTGATCAAATCAACACGGATGAAGCTTTAGGATATATTAGAGCATAATGGCTAAAGTAACTGCATATATACCTGAACCTAAACAAGATTATGAAGTAGAAAATCAAAGACAAATTTTAGAGTCTTTGGTTACTATAAAAGACCAACTTAATTTTTCATTTCAAAACGATTTAAAAGAAGAACAAGATACCTATAATTATTTTTTATCCTAATGACTATACAATATAAAAACGAAACTTTTGATTTAACAACCACTAATATTACAACAGTTTTAACTATTCCTACATCAGCTGTGGGGATAGTCAAAACAATTCAAGCAGTGCATGACACTGCTAGTGCTGTTGATACTGATTTATTTATTAGAAAAAATGGAGCAGGTGCAGATGTTCAAATTGGCCATGAGTCATTAAATAAAGAAACAATTAATATGTTAACAAACACCTTGAATTTAGAAGCAGGAGATGCTATAAAAATGCAAGCGGGAACAGCTAATGAAATTACAGGTGCTGTAAGTTACGCTTTAATAGACAGGTCACAACAAAA